GGCTGCGTGAAGTCGATCAGCGGGAATATCCCGTCGAGCGCGTCCGAAATTTTGCTGACCGTTGCGCCGATCAACGCAAAAATGCCGTAGTCGTTAATAAACAGCAAAGATCGGAAATACGGGAATATCCCGTCGTAATAGACCGATCCTGTTGATGCCGAGACGTTCGTGTTGGTAAAAAGCGTGTTGCCGGTCGAAGTAACGCGCACGTCCGAGAAGACGTTGATGCTATCGTCGCCAAAAACGTACAGAAAGTTGTTGGCCGAGATTAAAGCCGCAATATTGCTGTGCAGCGTGTCGTCCGTAATTTGCACCAGACCCGCAGAAATGCTGATGAAGTCGTTGTACGACCCAGCCGCGCTGTAGTAGACCGTGCGGCCCTGCGAGAGCCATGTGCGGCCCTGAAACGAGGCAACGTCTGACAGATCATCGCTGGTCAAAAGCGCCTTGGCAGTCGCCGCAGTTGTAGGAGTACCGCCACTAAAGCTGACGTTGGGTACAGTGGTGTATCCAGCGCCAGGATTGGTCACAACAACCTGAGTAACTTGCCCGCCAAACACGATGGCCGTCGCCGCAGCGTTGGTGCCGCCCGAAGGAGCTGCGTCTATCACAACAGTGGGCGCGCTGGCGTATCCCGTACCGCTGCTGGTGACAAGAATGCCAATGGTGCCGGTCTTGAACGTCAGGGGGCCTGCAACAGCCGACGCTCCAGACCCGCCGCCGCCCGTGAACGTCAATGTTGGGGCGCTGGTGTATCCAGTGCCTGCATTGGTGATTGTGAGCGCGGTGACAAGGCCAGAACCCACAACAGCAGTTGCCGCCGCTGCGCCACTTGAGAACGTCACGCTGGGGGCGGTTGTGTAGCCGTAACCGGGGTTGGTGATTTGAATAGAAGAGACTGCGCTGCTGGTAATGCTGGTGACAACAGCTTGCGCTTGGACGCCATAGGGACTTGTTGGCGCTGCAATCGTGACGGTCGGGAAGCTGGTATAGCCCGTTCCGCCGCTGGTAATGCTGATATTGGTGATCGTGCTGGCCGCATTAGAAATTGAGGCCACAACGGTAGCTTGAACGCCATTTGACTGGTTTGGCGCGCTGACAGTAACGGTCGGAGGCGTGGTGTAGCCTGAACCCGTTGCTGTAATGCCAACAGCGCCAATAGAACCCACCGAGATCAGATCAACCGCGTCCCAAGTGTAGTAACCCTTGGAAGGGTCCGAGATGATGGCGCGCTCGTTCTTCCACTGGCGCATACGAACGCCAGACGCGCTAAAGGTGCCCGCCGCAGCAAGCGTTCCCTTCGTGTTGGTGTCCATCTTCAGGTATTCGGCGCGGCCATCCGACTCAAACGCAACAATGTAGTCAACATTCTTGATGTTGCAGCTATAGAGCGCCGAGACCGTGTTGGCCCAAGCGACATTTGAGCCGCTGGCCTGAATGGTTGTAGATGTCCCGACAACCTTGAGGTTGCCGTAACCAATTGGCTGGACATTCTCAAGCCAAGCAAACTCGTCGTTTTCAAGCGCGGTCCTGTTGGGCCTTGTGTTGAGACCCTTGAAGGACTTGACGACCTGATAGTTCTTTTTCTGTTCAGGTGACGCCGCCATGTCAGTACACCTGACTGTAAACGTCCGGTATCCGGCGCTGGAACGAAGTCGCCAGTACGTTCTGCGCCTTCTTCAGATATTCCTGCTTGAAGATTTCGGCCTCGCCATAGCTCTGTTCTTGGTACTTGGCCGTGCCAGCCGCGTAATAGGGTACAGGGTCCGTGTAGGGCAAAGGTATCGTTTCAACGTCGCTCAGATTGACGAGATCAGTTGGCTGGACAATGGTGTCCAACTCAATCGTATAGGTCTGGTCAGGGGTCGGCCCAACGTAGAATTTTTGGCTGCCGTAGATCGAGTAGGCGATGGGCATACCAATGTAGTTCTGCCAATAGCGCAACTGACTGTTGAACTGCGTCCAGGGCTGATAGCGCAAGGGAACGCGCGAGTTTCCCCAGTAGACGTTGAAGTTGATGATGTCGAGCGTTAGCGAACCTTCTGGCAAACCAGAAAAGTCGTAGACTTCTTGGTTCTGGACTACTGTGCTCGTTTGGATTTTGCGGTTGACGCCAGTATCGCGAACAAGCCTGTTGCGAGCATCGTTGATATAGCTCGTCAGTTCTTGGTCGGTCCAGAAGTTAGCATTGGCATCATGCAGCAGCCTGCGGACTGTGGTGATGTAGCTCTGTAGCGTGGTCATATACGCCCCACATCATGCGGCTGCCTGCGTCCCTCTTCCCCGCTCCCGTTTTTCAAGAACAGGGGCGGGGAATTGGCCTACCGCTGGGGACGTTGCGCGATAGTCCTGTGGCCGTTCGGCTGTAATCTCAAACTTAGCAAGACGTTCAAGAGCCTGCGGCAAATCAGTCGAGATTTTCGTCCAGCCGAAGCGAACGACAAACTCAAACTTGTCGTCCAGGCCATAACCAAACAGGTTTTGGGCTACATCTAACGGCACTTCCACCGGCTTGGATGGAATGAAAGAATAAGCCTTTCCGTGCCATTGGGCTGTAAGCCCTTCGTCTGTTTTGTTTACGACCCAGACGTTATCCATCAGAACGTCACCACGTCACCGTAGACGGAGATGAACGCCTGGCAGTTAGCCACGTTGGCGGTCACGTTCACAAACAGCACGTTTGCCGTGTAGCAAGTGCTGAGAGTGCCCGACGCAAGCGTCAGGTCAACGTAACTAACGCCGTTGGTCAGGTTCGTCAGGGTTGTCACCGACGTGACCAGATTGGCCCCGTCATTGGTCAACCCGACGCTGACGTTAGCGGTTGCGGCATTGGGAGCAGCCCCGCCTGCGCTATTCGACAGGTTCGCAACGGTGATACGACGGATGATATATTCCGTCGTACCAGCGCCGCCGCCGGACAAAATAGGCAGAGCAACAACCGCGTTAGCCGTGGTCGCAAGCGAGAACGGAGCCTTAATGTTGGCAATCCGCTTGAAACCAAAGCCGTCCTGCGTTTCCGCACCTACGCGATTTGCATTAGCCATTTGTCACCTCACGAAGCGTTAAAGGTGCCCGTGATGCCGTTGCCACCGTTGATGGTGTACAGAGTCACGTTAGCCGTAGAGCTTGTCACGTTAGCGCGAACGCTGAACCCGTCAGAGATCACTGTACCGCCCGTGTTGTTGGCGATGTAAGTGGTCCAGGAGTTCGCACTGCCTGTGTAGGCATTGAACTCAACCACAACGTTCGCCTGAGGCGTGATCACATAAGTGCCAGCCGGGATGTACTGAGCGTTGACGAGAGCGGTAGCGTTACCCGCACCGACGTTCGTGAGAACGACGGGCTGGAACGCGCCACCGACAGTGTTTGCGACGGTGTTTGCAAGAACAATCTTAGAGAAACCACCAGCCATTGTTCTTACTCCTTAGAGGCTCAGAGAGTTGTAACCCGTCACCTTGGTCATAGCCTTAGGTTTCGTGTTAACAAGCTCTGCGATGTTGATAACAGCCCCTACATAGCCAATCTGCCAGTTGGGCAGAGTCGACTCGAAGCCAGTGAACACGAACTGGCCCTGCTCATGGATGTAGAGCGAGAGATAGTTGGTGTTCAGGAGGTACAGAGTACCCTCTGGGCAGTAGGGATCGGGGTAGATCGGAACGCCAGCGACCATGAGGGCGCGGAACGCGGCCTGCGGGCCGTTTGCATCGCCATCGAAGCCCGAACCGGGGGTGATGACATACTGTTCCTGACCAACGTAGTCCTGAGCAAGCAGGGTCCAGGTGCCGAAGCCGCAGACGCCGAACGTGGGCACTTCCGCGCCGTACTTGACGGTGCCGGAGATGTACTGAAGGACGTTCTGACGGGTCGGGTTGACCGAACCAGCCGCGTAGACTTTCGAACGCCACCAGGGGTTCGTGGTCGAGGAGCGGGTGATGTTGCCGTAGGTGGCAGTGCCCGTGCCATCGTCCACCGCAGCCGGAAGGCCGGTGAAAGCCTGGGTGTTCGTGGTGTTGTTGTAGAGGGCCGTAGCCATACCATCCATCATCACGTTGGTCGCATCGTTCATGCGAGCCTCGATGAGGGGGATGATGGCGTGGTCCTGCTGAACAGCGCCTTCCATGCCGAGGAACGGCACGGGAGCGATCATCAGCTTCAGGGTGAACTCAGCATTGTAAGCACCCTGCTGGACGGACGGCTGCTGGAAAGAGCCGCTGTAGTCCGACCACTGAGCGTTCACAAACTGCGCGCCCTGAACGGGAACCGTCACGGAGGACACACCGCCCGTAGCCGTCTGGCTGTTGGCGATGAGCGCCGCCATGAGAGGCGTCGAGTTGTAGATTTGCACGACCATCTTGGGGATGAACGCGCGACGAGTAACGTAAGTCAGTTCTGTGAACTGGTTGCTACTCGTAGCGGGGAGAATGCCGCCACCGATTGCCATAGTTTACCTCATCGTTTTCAAAGTGACACTCGTCCCCGTCACACGCTCAAAGACCAATTGGCCTTGGGTTTTTGCGAAGTTCATTCAGCGCTTCCGCTGCAACTTCACGAGCAGCCCTTACATGATTGCCGCCCATAAACCTCTTGAGAGTGTTATGAGCAGTCTCATCAATCACATTCCGACTGAACACCTTTTGGGGCGTAGGCGTTGCGGCCTGACGCATCCAATTGTAGTAGTCTGCGGCGCTTTCATGAGAAGTAATGCCTTTTTCGAGCATGATCTTCTCAATCTCCGCAATCTCATCTTCTTTCACGCCTTTGGCGCGCATGAGCTTGTGGCGACGGCGCTCCAGCTCTTCCAAAGCCTCTTTCTCGCGAAGCTTGCCCTCAAGCTGCTCCATGCGAGACTGTTGCTGCTCAAACCGAGAAGACATGTCGTCTTTCAAGTCAATCTCACCGATTGGCATGTTAGGACGGGCAGTCTTGGTCAAGCGAAGGAAGGACTCACGGGTGTTTGGATTGTCGGCCAACTCCCGCGCGAGTGCCGCGAGTTCATCGCGGGCTTCAGGTGTAAGATCTTCGAGCGAAGCCATTTGTGTCCCCTTTTAGCTTCAGATGACTTTCTTGCCGTCACCAGGCGGTACAATCTTGTACTGGTTCTTGGGACCAGTCTTCGACGCGCTGGAAAGGCCACCCATGTGCGCATAGCGCGGGGTGTTGGTGATCTGACCATTCTGCTGCTGGTCAGTCGTGGGATTGCGGGGCTTGGAAGCGCCGCGAGGCTTAAACACGTCCATGTTAGTCTCCTTACATCGGTGACGGTGCACCGCCAGGTGGCATACCCGGTGGCATTGCGGGAGGCCCGCCCGCCGGGGCACCGCCCGGCGCAGCAGCGGGAGGCTGCGGACCCATGAGACCAAGGTTCGGGGGGCCGCCAGCAATCGCGCGCGATACCGGAGAGCCGCCGCCCGCCTGGGGCAAGTTCTGAAGGAGCTGAAGGATTTCGGCGCTCTGAAGCTCGTTGGTCTTTTGCTTCTTGGGGCCGAGAACGGAAGAAAGCTTGGAAAGCGCGGACATCAGGCTCTGACCCTCAGGGGTCTCAGAACCAATGGCCGGAAGGGACTGTTCGATCAGATCAAGAGCCATGCTCACATTGATCATCGCCGCTTCCCGTTGTCCGGCCTTGGGTTCAGGCGTTGACATCGGGGAAGGCATGGGAGGAGGCGTCATAGCGGGACCGGCCCCAGGAGGCGGTGCGCCGTCCTGTTGGCTTTGCATCAGAGCCATAATGTCCTGGTCTGCCATGTGGTTTACCTCAATTCACACATAGTTGCCGTAGAATACGGACAAATGTCAAGGGAGG